GCGGTAGTGTTCTTCTGATGTACCACAATCATTGCATTTGTATTCGTAGTTGGGCATTATGCTGTACCTAAGTCCTCATTCGTGGGGTAGGTAACAACTTCCCATGGGTCTGATGTGAATCTTGGTATGTCTAGACTATGTATTGACACACCCCAATCACGTACCTCTTGGTCATTTATACGCTTCTCTACTATATCTTTTAGAAACTCAGTCATCTTCTATCTCCGTTCCCTCAGGCATTGGTGCTGTTGCTAGTGTACCACACTCAGCACACTCCATGTCAAGGAAATACATAGCAATCTCTCCGTCATCATCAAAGACTGTTTTAAGATTCCAAATCTCACAACCACATGGGCATACTAGTGTAGGCGTACCGCGTATATCCATAGCCTGCGTGTAATCAGGTTTCATTTCTGTTATATGTTTAGCCATTACTTATCCTCTCTATAAATCGTCATAACAAATACCACATACCCACCATGAAAGCATTTCTATTAACTCACTCTCGGGTGTTGGTTCTTCACACCGAGTGCAGTTAATTGTTTCTTCCTCCATTAGTAGTTACCATTCCTTTTCCAATGAGACCATGCGTCACATGGCGTGCCGTATCTGTAGTAAATATAATCAAGCCCGCGCTCTATCTGTCGTGGTGCTGGTGTATCAGGGTCAAGTCCCAACAGTTGTGGAATACCGCCCGCGTGCTTCCCCATTACACGGACAGGATTGAATGCGTCAGGATTCCATGCGGATTCCTTACCCCACAATCTGTTGAGACAAGACCACTGATTATCTTGCCACTCGCTGAGTTTATCTCTAGCGTATGCTTTACTATCTTCCTTACTCCAAGTAACTTGCACGCCTTTGTTTGTTGTGTCGGTGCTGGTCTTTGAGTTGTCGGCTAATAGTAATGCTACTACTACGAGTAACAAGAATGTTAGTGACTTCATGCGTACTGCCTCTCCCTTACCTTACGGGCAAAGGAAATCTTATTGAGTCTATCGTTAGCCCTGATGTTTGTGCGTGCCTTAGCGATACGCTCTCCTGAAAGCGTGCCACCCCATATACCATTGTCAATGTTCTCATCTTCCATACCTAGTGCTAGGCATTCTTTGGTAATCGGACAACGATTGCAGATTGATAGTGCTAGCAAAGCGTTCTTAATCAAACGCTCACTTGTAGCGTGTGGTATCCGACCACTACCCTCTTGCTCTGATGAGTCAGAGAACCATAGGTCAGGTTCTTCATGCCCTGTACATGCGCCTTGCATAGTCATCTCCTAATCGTTAAAGTGGTCTTCCCACATTTCATCGGGCTCTTGATAGCCTTCATCTTCTTCTTCATCTAAACCTAGTGCAATATCATCTTCAAGTCGTGGCTCATAACCCATTATAGTGCCTCTCTATTCTGTTGGAACTCACGCCCAACCTTGAACTCGGCAGCAATTGTATCTACTGCCTCACTTAGCCTACGCATAAGCATGTTCTGTTGCTCATTAGATAGATGAGTCATCATCTCTCTAGATAGTTCTGCTTTCCATACTATATTCATATTCCTCTATCCTCTCTTATAGATTGTGTTTGTTCCTGTTCGCATAGCATACACTTGTAAATGTATGTTCTGCTACTACATCTTGGAAGGTCGAACACCCACCTGTGTTCGCACTCAAGCGAACTAAAGATTACTCTAAGCAATCTATACTCAGGGCTATCAACCCAATACATTATGTTATCTAGCATATCTGCATGATTAACCACTAATGGGTGGTAAATCGTTCTTACAAATACACTACGATAGATTGGAGCGTACTGTGCAGGGTATCTAGGTGGTGCTGACTGTTCGCGTTTAGCGACAACATCATGTAGGAACTCTGACACATTAACTCCAATCTATTGTAATGGGTGAGTAGTTTATCCACTTGCTCAGGTGCTTGGACTTACGCTTGAAAGACTACTGATGTGTAGCCGTTAAGGCGTTCGTGCGTGGTAACAAGACCCTTGCTACCAGTAAGGTGCTTGTAAGTGCCGTCGCCTAGGGATACCCATAGTGAGTTATCCTTGAAGCGACCATTGTCGGCTGTTGCCTTGACAATAGTACCACGCTTAGGATACTCTGTTGAAGTATCGAAAGCGTTGTATGAGATTTCGTCTGCGATAATTCGCAGTTCCTCAGCCAAGCCGAGGATTGTTTGTGATGACATGTGTTACCTCTCGTTAGTAGTTATATAAATGGCTAAGGTTCTGAACGCTTTGCCAGTTAGTGTTTGGTGTGTAACATAGGCAATCATCTATGAAGATACCGCAATCATAGCATGAGCGACATATATTACAGTAGTACGGGTTGTCTGTCAAGTCGATGGCTGACTCACAGTAGGGGCACAGGTCTAACTCGACCTCTGTCTCTACCTCATTAGCCCATAACTCTTCTTCTTTAGGGTCATACTTGTAAGGCTGTGCTACATAGGCATAGACCTTAGGCTTGTGGCTTTGATTACTCCACCACATACCCTTGTCGTCCCACGCACCAGCCTTCTCGTTGATGAGATACATAGGGTGCTTAGCGGTAGGGTCACAGGTTAGGATAGCAATCTTGCTACCACTAGCCCATGACTCAACCATAATCCATACATTATCGTCATCTAATGCAGACACACCACCAATTCTAGGTAGTGTATCCTCAGCGAAGACTCGCGTATCACTACGCTTGTCGGACTTGCCGATACTTATATCAAGCACACCATTGTGCGCTAGGTAAGTACGCTCATCACCACCAACCACAAATGGGTGACAGTTCTGCTCGTTCTTAACACCATGTGTGGCGTATCGTGCGTGCCACATGGCGTAGCCACTAGGATATTGCTTACGCAATTCCAAGAAGCGTGCAATAGATTTTTTAGCAGACATGCTACGCTCAGAGATTATCTTATCGCCAGCATGAATAGCAAATCCAAATCCATGTGGGTTAGCACATGAACCTGCTGTTAAGTCCGACTTACTGGGTGTAGAGTCGGGCTCACATACTACAAGTAAGCACATAGTATCATCTCCTTACGCGTCAGCCTTGATAGGCTTGTTAATATCTACTGATTGTATCTTGTCCAACCTAGAGTATAGGTCGGGATAGAGTCCATTGTTGGACACTACATAGTCAGCGAACCAGTCCCAAGATAACGCGCCAAGTTTGACATCATCTAGTCGTAGTTCCCTAGTGTATTCTACCATAGCCTGTGCTAAGTCTAGGGCACTCAGCACACCGCTTGTATTCATTGTGCCTCTAAAGAAGCGCAATTCTATCGTGTCTTTATTCTGCGTATTGACGGCAGAATATCTCTCGCTTGCATAAGAGTGCGGACTACCTGTCTTATGCTTGAGTGAGAATACTGGTCGGTCATACTCGTCAAAGGTATAGACATCATTGAACCTTGCGAAGCGTGACTTGCGACCAGCAAACTTCATCATAGTTGGTGCATTGTGATACACTAGGGCTATGAAGCGGTGCAAGTGTGCGCCACTACTAAATCCCTTGCGACTGATATGGATATGCAATCCGCATGAGTCGGTATCCCATGACCTTGCCTCATAGAAGGTGCGTAACTTCTCTATGGTATTCCATAGTATAGCACTATTCTCGCGGTAAGTCAAGTGTGTATGTGGGTGCGTCACTATCTCGAACCCGTTACCAAGTGAGCCGTCATGCTTGAGATATGCTGTACCTTCTAACGCTGTTGAAGCGTAAGCACCAGCAGACTCAATGTTGCGACTATACTCCGTCTCTAACTCGAAGCCTAGATATACACCATGCTTATCCTTGCCCTTGAATATAGGGCTAGGCTTGCATGAGTAATCGTGGATACCGCCACCGCTACGACTTGAGCGACAGCAGTTACCACCACTAGCGTTCTCGTTCTCGCATGCAGTATCATTGTGGTGATAGTCATCACAATCGTCACAGTACCAGTTATTATCATCATTACATGACTCACAATAGGTAGTGCCTTCCACAGTAAAGTAACTGTAGCGAGTCGAGTAATTCTCTGAACATGACTCGCAATAGAACGAGTCATCAGCATAGCATGAGTCGCACCAGTATTCTTGAACACCGCTTATGAAGTATGCGTCATCACAAGACATGCCTTCGCTACAATGCTCACATATTCTACCACAATCGGTGCAGTAATTGTAATCACCAGCCGTGATAGCGTCATCAGAGTCTATCGTAGTCGAACACCCGTCACACTCTCGCACACAATCGGTGCAGTAGTTATTGCCATTGTGTTCTACTTCGTCACCCTCAGTAATGTCTGCGGTGCATGAGTAGCAAATAATCTTCTCTATATTTACTTCTTCCATATCTCTCACCCCCTCTCGTTGGTGTAGTAGGTATAGTATAGCATGGCGTTAAGCCTTTGTCAATTCTCTAGCGTCAATAATAGCGTCAGCAATCTTACTTCTTAACCCTTGAACCTCTAAGGTTAGGGCTGGAAAGTCGTTGCGCTTGTGCAAATCTTCTTGCAATCGTAGTGCCATGCGTACTATCTCGACCTCTCTAGGGGTCAAGTCTAGCAATAGGTTATCTTGCGTCATAGTAACCCTTGTATCGTTGAAGCCTACGCTCTAACACATAGACTCGCCTAAAGGCTACCAGCAGTACCAAATTGACCGATAGCAACGCTATCAGTAGTGCGAACATGTCGCTAGTAGATAGCGTCATGGCTTGCACCTCTCAAGCAGATAGTTATTCACAATCTGCCAATCTTGCTTAGTCGTAGGCTCAACCTTGTTGAACCCTAACTCAGCGATAGTCACCTTAACGACATCTCTTACGAGTGCCATATAGTACCCCTATCTTACCATAGTGCTTGACACCTTGTCAAGTCGTGCCACGCTAGGGCTTGAACCTAGTCACCCCCGCGTTCGGGCGTGGCGTAATCTTACTTAGTCGGCTCTAAGTGAATAGAGGGCATGCTTGCGCGGAAGTCGCGTTCGCGTTCAGCGAGTGCAAGGGCACGCGCTAGGCGTTCCTGTTCGTGGTCGCTAAGGGTAGGTAACACACGCTCAACCTTAGGTCGGTTGGTCGTTACAGCGTGGCGTGAGCGTGTGCGCTTTAGGCGTACAGCCTTGCCATGCCCTGTGTCGGTTAGTCGTGCGCCTACAGTACCCAAGCGTCTATCTGACGCATGAACCTTGCGTGGCGTTACGACTATGCTACCCTTAGCCCCGTAGGGGCTGTAGGTCATGTGTCGTGCCTTTCGTTTAGTAGTTAGTGCCTATCTTACCATAGTGCCTTAGTGCTTGTCAATTCTTGCGTGTCGTGTTGATATCGGGTGAGTCGTGCAACCAACCCCAACGGGTCTGCTACTAGTGGCAATCAAGCCACCCGATACCATGACACTTTAATAAGTCGGGACGCTCCCTATTGCTAGGGGTTCGACTTATGAGAGAGAATACACCCTCTCAACCTTGCTTGTCAATTACCCACGATTGACGGCGTGTCGTGCCCGTAACCCGTTAGGCTTAGCCTTATCCGATTACTAGTGAGCATACTACACCCACCCCCTAACGCTTGTCAAGAGGACAATTCGGACATATCGGACATTACCTATGTGATTTACATCACACCTAAAGAATAGGGACAAGGTGGGCATATCGGACATATAGGATAAATCGGACATCACCCTAGAATAATTAAATGGTATAGGGGGGAATTAAAGTGTAGGGCAGATAGTCGGTAAATAACTAAATCACTTAATATCTAAACCGATTAAACGATTTATCGACAATTCATCTAGACTATAACCCTATAGTAGAGAGTTAGACATTATGACCCCAGATTGTTTAATATGAGTGGTGGGGTCGGATATAGTATCCTCCCAAAAATTTCTGTTATATAATACTATAGCCCCCCTATATATAGCCCTGAACAGGGCTTTTAAAAATATATTGGTTTCGGTTGTTCGCTTTTGCGATTTGAACAGGTTATCTTATATGTATAGAAATACATATACGGAGTCGCTCCGTTAAGACTCCGCGACTCCTATATATTATATAATATATTATATATATGGGAAAGTTCTGCCGTTAATCGGCCAGCGTTAAATGACTGTAAATGATGGGGACAACTGATGGG